CTACATACCGATGTATGTCAAGCTCTTTTGGTATTTTACCAATAAAACCAATACAATTTTCACGAATAGTATTTGGTTCCTTCAAGTATAGGAACTTAATCTTCTCACCTTCTTGAATTGCTTCATACTTCATACTAAGATTGTGCTTCTCAAGCAGGTGATTATACATCAAAGCACCACGAACATGCATCGGTGTTCCTTTGCCATATATGTCTGCTCTTGATGTATACTTAGCAAGTCCATTGACGCTTCGCGGGAAAGCAATATCTTCAGGTTCCATTTTATTAAACAACCCACGAGTGTGCTCAATAAACTTCTGTAGAGTTGCTTCATCTGCAGTCAACGATAGTCTTACTGCTTCTTTAAGACTTTCGCGAACAGGCGCTGGAGTCGAGGAGCGAACAATCTCGAGACCCATGACTTTGAGTTTCGGATCTTTATATCGGACGCCTTCGTTATCGTAGACATTGAGTGCATACCTTTTCTTTGCAACCCAGAGACCACGTTCCGCGATTGCTTCACGTTTGAAGATAATCTTCTTTTGAAATGCATTCGTGTAGTCCGCAAGTCCATCGCAACTCTTGTTGATTGCCTCTGTGATTTTCTCTTCGCAGATTTTATCGAGAACATCAATGAGTTTATCGCGATCCAGATTGCCATAATACTTACGAACAAGAGGGTCCAAGGAAATATAACAAGAATCAGTATCAGAGTAGAAAGAGTAGTTGTGTCCATTTGTTCCTACGACCTTATTGAGATAGACGTCAAGTGCCGTACCAACCTTCTGAATAATATACTGACCAGTCATAGTGATACCCTCGGCAATGCGGGAATCATAGTAACGGAAATATTCATTCGCCAACGCACCGAACAGCGAGTTCAACTGAATCTTTCTTGCCATCTGAAAGTTATTATACTTTGAGATGTCGTTCTTTAGTTTAGGATTCTTAGTTTGCTCATATTCTTTCTGAGCGATGATCATCAACTTCTTATACTTCTGACGATCATCAAAGAACTTCTGAACAATCTCAGGAAACATTCCCATCTTTTTACGAGTGAAGCAATAACCATTCGCAGTCATGCAGTGATCGGCATCCTTGAGATCATCGAGGTTATACTTTTGACCGAGCAACCCCTTAACTGTCGTATCTTTTGCACCATTCTGAACAATAGTTTCAGGTGATTGATTATACTGCATGATGATTGATGGATACAGCGAGGTAGCATCAAAGGAAACAACCCAGTCATACCTTCCTGGTTTTGGTTCTTGCACATACGCACCTTCAATAGTCCTGCCCCTGTTTTCTTTCTTCTGGGGAATCTGGATATTTTGATCATTAAGGTGATTGTAGATGATACAATCCCATGTGCGAACCTGTGAGAACACATCAGTATAATTGCACTTACCATCGTATGCCATTGTAAGCACAAGTTCAATGAGTTTCATCTTGCGTTCAAGTTCGTCGACGATCTCAACGTCGATGATGTTATACTCGACGAACCGTGTCCAGTCTTTTGTATAGAACTCGCGGAATGTTTCATACGGATGCTCAAGTTTCTTCTTACCAAGTTCTTCCTTGGCAATGTGATCCAACTTATAACTCTCTTGACGAACGTATGTAAACTTCTTATAGAGATCGAGATAATCAATAACTGCGACGCCAGTAATATCATATGAGATATGTTCGCGACCCATGATTGTCAAATTCTTACGACGAACCAGACCCCATGGCGAGAACTTCTTGCGCATGGTTGTATCTTCTTCGGTGCAGAACAGACGATCCACACGCGAGATAAGATACGCGACGTCAAACAATTCACAGTTCCAACCTGTAATAATGTCTGGATGATTATCAGTATAGAAACGCAGAAAGGTTTCTAGCAAGTCGCGCTCATCATCACATTTCACATAGAGAAACTTGTTGCCAGCATCCCTCAGGGTCTGGACAATCTCAGAGTTCTGGTCATCAAACTCACCACAACCGAAGGTGATAATCTGACGAGTGATCAAATCCTTGGTAGTGATCAACAGAACACTCTCAATAGGATTGTTTACATCAGGAAACCCATGCTCTGCAGAGGTCTCAATATCGATGGTCTGAATATTAAGTTGAGACATGTCCCACTCAATTTCTCCAGGATACTTCTTTGTAATATATTGGTAACCATAGTTGGTCTGCCCAAAGATCTCAAAGTTGTCTACTTGACCATAGGTCTGAACAAACTGCTTGGCAGCATTGTTGTCTTCAAAGTCAATCGGTTGAAGATCTTCACCATACAGAGACTTGTACTTTGTTTCTTCACCACCCTTGGATTTTACGAACAGTGTGGGACTAAAGTCATCTCGTTTAGTGAAGCGAACACCATTATGGACTCCACGGACAAGAACCTTGGAACCATACTGGTGTGCGCATGTATAAAATTTCATGTAAATCCCTCATCATCAAATACTACTATACTATAAAACATAACAAAAGTAAAGGGATTATTGTGACTTTCTTCTTGATAAGAGTAATTCTAAATCCATATCTTTTGTGCCACCATCATATGCCAGAGCATATCCCTCAGCAATCATCTGGTTGTTCAATGAGATCTCTTGACCGTTGATGAACAGGTGGCCAATGATACGACCATACTTCTCTGTACTATCGGGTAACTCAGTCTTGATTAGAATATCTTTGGCACCTGCAAGAGTTTTCTTCATCCACTCTTTAGACTCAAGTCCCAATGCTTTTTCTTTGAGATTTGTTGTTCGACTTTCTGGAGTATCAATACCTGCAAGACGAATTCTTTTAGTAAGGGAAATATCAAAACCAAGGTCGATATCAGCGTCAATCGTATCGCCATCTACAACTTTAGTAACTGATTTGATGCGGTAAATATACGGGTCTATGTTTGATTGTGTCATATGATAATTTTACTTTCTGGAACGACCAGACCTGAACCGTAGCGAGTATTATACTCGTTTAGCATACCAGTCTCTGGTTCAAAAACTGTGATAACTGCACCAGAACGCATAGGAACAACGTCATCTTTAGCGTATGGGCAGAATGGTGCTAGACCTATACCGAATTGATTATTCTGATTAGGAATCATCATAATCTGCATAGGTTTCTTTAGAATGACAAGACCATCAATTGTCTCATCGATATCAGCGATAATTTCATCACCACTGATTAACTTCACACATCTAATATTGCTCATGTATTCACCTTCATTGTTAATGGTGGGTGAGAATTAATCCCACCCACCACATTTAATTACTTAGTCTTACCTTCTGCTAAGAATTCGGCAGCTTGTGATGGATATTCACTATCCTCATCAGTGATGTCGATTTTCTTTGCTTTCTTTTCTTCTGGAATAAATGCCTCAAGAAAAATCTTTAGCATACCATTAACCAGCGAAGAACTCTTTACTTCCACATTATCTGCGAGAGTGAATTCACGTTTGAATCCTCGCTCGGCAATCCCCTTCCAGAGATATTCAGTGGATTCAGGCGAGTCGCACTTTCCGTGGATAGACAACTTACCTTCTTGTAATTCAATATCAATCTCTGATTTACCGAAACCAGCAACTGCCAGTTCGATTACGTATCGAGTCTCATCGATTTTCTTGATATTGTATGGGGGGTATTTAACTGGCATCATCAGCGTCGATTGATCAGCAATATCTGCTAACCTTTTCATGACGCGATCAGCGCCAACAAAATAACGGTCGATGTGCGGTAAACTTGTTGTATCAAATTTCATATTTTGCTCCTATTAAGCGAGTGTTTAAAATGTGCCATCCGAAGCATGGCACCCTCTATTTATACTATACTTTTAGAAGAAAGTCAATTATTTTTTAAGTATTTCCCATGTTCCATCATAATTTTCTACAAGAGCAGTGCAACTTTCACACCAGTCACCATCGTTCATGTAAACAATCTCATCATATTGTGTAATTTCTGCATGATGAATATGTCCACAGATAACTCCATCATAACCTTTGCGTTTACAATAGTAAGACATTTCTTTTTCGAACTCACCAATATAATTGGCAGCAAGTTTTGCTTTACGCTTCAAATACTTTGCCAAACTCCAAGGTTGCATTCCGAGCAGTCTTCTTGATGCATTAATAATCTTATTGATATAGAGCAGAGAGTCATATGCAAAGTCTCCCAGATGCATGATGAATCGACCAGTCTTTGTTCGCATCAAGTTATCGAAGAGATCACCATGCACCACTAAGTAGCGTTTACCATTCACCCCAACATGAACACAACGATGCTCTACTGCAATTTTACCGATTTTAATGTTGGGAAATGACCGAAAGATTTCATCATGATTACCAGTGACATATATTACTTCTGTCTTTTCTGACATCTTGAGTATTTTTCTGACGATTTGATTGTGTATTTTTGGCCAATACCATTTCTTTTTCAGACGCCATATATCCACAATATCTCCAACGAGATACAACTTTTCAGTTCTAATCGTAGATAGGAATTCTAGCAATGCTTCAGAGTTACAATGCTTTGACCCAAGATGTAAGTCTGAAATGAATACCGATTTGTATTTTTTACCAGCATTCATTGTCATACACAGATTTACTTTTTACGACCAATATTATATTTCTGAACGAGTTCCCATTCAGTCTTTTCTTTAAACGCAATTACTTTAATCTGATTTAGTGGTGCTTTATCTTCATGAATCTCAGGATTTAGGATAGTGATCAATCCCCAATCCGAAAGAAGATGTGCTACCGTGTTTCTGCGTTGTAAATCATTGTCACTAAAGTCTGCATCTTTACCATCTAAGGCAAAGAGTTCTTTAAAGTGCACGATGAAATATCTGCCCTGCTTGTGTAGAATGTGACATGATTGGTAAAGAATCTTTTCTTTTCTTGATGCAACACCTATGCGAGAAAGAGTCTCTCTAACTTTCAAGAAGTCGTCAGGATTCTTTAAGG